TTAGCATCTCCTTGATCTAGTATTCCTTTTTGTTGTGCCCAAATAATTATTAGATCATAAATATCTAGTTTGTTAGGTCGCAAATTTTTCTCCAATTTTTAGTGATTTTCTTAGGTTAGACTTTCCACATAATGGCATCAAACGGGTTCTATACGTTGAGCCTTTAGGGATTTTTTTATTTTTATCAAGTAATACATCTGATTTAGCAATGTGATCTTGTTGACCATACCAACTACATTTGGATCTATCCTTTTTTACTGGAGTAATTGATCCAATATACCTACTACCTATATAAAAATCTTTAAAGTAACCTATTATTTCAAATTCTAATTTATCTTTTTCCATAGTTAAATATAAACAATTATTGTTCAAATAAATACTTTTTACTTAGTTTTTTTATTATAGTGCATTTCATATATATGTAGATTTTGAGCGTAATGCGTATAAAATCCTTGATCTGACTCTAAATGTTTTGATATTAATTGATGTAATTTCAAAAAACAATATGAATCGTTACAAAACCCAAACCATAAATCATTAGACCTCATTAATACAGTCATGTGTAATTTATCTGAATCGGGTGTGTAATAGAATTGAATGTTTAAGGTGCATGGAGTATCTCTACTATACTCATCATGTTCTTTACCATCATAAATAGTAATCAATGCTCGTCTTGAATATTTATCTCTTTTAAGTTCTTTAATTATATACTCTATTTGATTATTTCTGTTCCACTGATAACCATAATTAGAGTTGACATATCCTCTTTCATCCATGTGATTATACCATATTTTAGCAATTTTAGCTATATCTTTTGCTGATCTATCTTTTGATAAATACCATTGCCACTCTGCTTCTGCGTAATCAATTTTAAAGTTTCTAAAAGGGGTTTTTATTATTTGCTGTTTAGTGTCTATTATCGTAAACATTTGGTTAACCATAAATTTAGTTCCATTAGGACTAGGTTGTTGGGAATCTAATCTACTATATAGGTATTCAAAAGCATCTGTAGTTGTTTGGAATTGCCACATATTATTCAATGTTTTCTTTTTTTACTGGATAAATATAACCATTTTGATCTTTAAACTTATGTATTTTAGTATTATCATTCAAAATAAATTCACCTAAGTATGTTCCTGTTACTTTTGCACCTGCAAAATTAAACGTGCATAATTCTCCTATATTCACTATGTTGTCTTTTTATTAGTTCTTCTGTGTACATTCCACTAAGATCTATAACATCTTGCTTTGACTCGATGTATAATATTTGTTTTAGAACTTCATCTTTTATAAGCTCTTTGTTAGGGTCAAACTCCAAAGGTATAGCAGCCAAACAGTTAGATGCTAAAGTCTCATAGAATCTAAACGTAACCACATTGTCATTATGTTCTTCATCTGAAAGTATTAGACTCACTTTAGCTCTATTTAATACATCTAACAATTCTTTATGCTTTTGTTTTTTTATAAAAGGTATATTAATTTTTTTAGTTTTAAATCCTACTAATAAATTTTCTTGAGATTCTGGCATATATTTAACTAATTGCTTTTCTCTATAACTACCTCTTCTATCTCCATAATACACAACATCATATATTTTAGAATTATATACGTATTGTGGTGATGGGATTTTTTCTTTAAATATTTCTTTAAAATAATCAAAATAAATAAAATCATTATACTTATCGTCATTGTAAAATTTATTTAGATCTTTTCCTGGAAATAAATAAGTAGCGTTATCTAATAATTCTTGGAATTTATCTACTTGATATATATCTAATTTATTAAATCTTTCAAATACTACTTTCGCTGCGTTTATAGGTTTAATTCTAGGATCATTACATAAAATACCAACTTTACCTTTATAATCACATAATTTTATTATCTTCTCAACAGTGTCATTTGATAATATTCCTCCAAAAAAGTTTGGAGTTGATAATGACAGAAAAATCTTATTGAATTTATTTAAATCTGTTTCAAATATATCTAAATATTTTGGTTCATTTTTATTAGTTCTTCCTTTCTTTCCTATATAATACAAATCATATTTTTTAGAAAGATAAGTTGCCTCTAACCCAGAATGGTTATTAGGTACACACTGCAAATTGTTAAATATACTAATCAGTGCTTTCATTCTCATAATTATTTAATGCACCTAAATATGATACTGCATCTAAAAGATTATCTTCTTTATAATTATAAGAGTGTCTAGAGAGTTTTAAAGCCGCTAGACATATATACATATCTTTTGCGGTTATATGTTTACCTGTTGCTCCTCTAACTATCATAGCGGCTCTTTCCATTCCTTCTGAAAATGGTCCATACTCACGTTCTTTTTCTTGTGAGCGTTTATTTACTATTTTATTCGCTTGTTCTAATATGTTCATTGTTTTCTATTTTTAACTAAATTACAAAAAAATTCAATAACTTGTTAATTATTATTCTCTTTTTTTAACGATTCACTAAAGCTATCTAGTATTTCTTTTTCCATATTAGTACTTTTATTTTTAAGTTCAGCGATTTGTTTTTTCATGTCAAATACGTGATTTTGGAGCTTATGTATTCTTAATTGATATTCTTCTAATGCTTTATCAAAATTTCTACGATCCGTTTCTAACTTTGCTACATAAACACCTATTCGTGCTAAACAATCACGACACATTTTAAGGTCTTTATTTTCTGAGTCATTAGACCACTCTAATATTTTTTCTCCTATTTTATTAAAGTTTGTATTATACTCTATTTCCTCTATTAATCTTAACTTATTTGTACTCATTGTATATTGCTTTTAATTTATTGTAAATTGATCCAACAAAACAGGGGCTACAATTTGTCATTTGTTTTTTTTCTTTAAATACTCTATTATAAATTTTTAGTATTCTATCAGGATCTTTGATTTTATTTTTTTCATTATTAAATGTAAATTCTAAAAATTCAAATTCATCTTCTGTTAGTAGCTCAGGCATCTTATAAGGGAAAAGATCATTTAACTTCTTCTTTCTCTTATCACATCCACAATCAACATCCATAGCTTCTGACACTTTGTCTACTACCTTTTTTATTCCTGTTGCTTTAGTTATTTTTTCAATTGTATCACCAAATCCTTTATTTGCTTGTTTCTGTTGATATTGAAAATTAGCTTTAAATTTACTATATTTTGTCATAATCTTCATTTTTATAATCTTCGTAATCTTCTTGTAATTTATCTTTAATTATATTTTTTGCATTTTTTAACGTATTAAATATACTTACCCAACTTATTTTTGTCTCTGCTGCAATTTTTCTGATACTCATATCCGTGTTTCTATACAATATAAACAATTTTCTATCATACCAATGCCAGTTATTAATTTCTTCATCAATTTTCATACATATTTTGTTGTATGCTTCTTGTTCTTTTAAATCTGTTTTGTCTTCTAATTGAAGGAAACCATCGTCTATAGACACTTTACTAATTTTACGTTTTTGATTATAATAAGCATAGTATGTACTTCGTAAAGTAAAGTACATGTAACCACGTCTTATGTATCCGTTTTCAATAACCTTTTCTGGTTTAGCATATTTATATAATATTAAATAACTTTGCTGAACTATATCCTCTGCGTAATCATATTCACCAAACCCGTTTACGACTTTAATCCACTCTTGATGTTGTTTAGCTACTAACGCTAACCATTGTGCGCTCTTTCCCATTTCACAGTCAAATTAACAATTCCAATTAACACCTGTATGGTGTATTCATCAAACCCGTCATCATATTGTTCTTTGTGAAAAAGTGCTCCAATCATAAAACCTTTTATTAACGCAATATAAATATCTGCGTTTTTTAATTGTCCTATAATTAATGTGAGTAATGCTGTAATTAGTAATGCTTGTAGTATCAAAACTCTATTATTTTATTTTTTTTCATTAAATCTTTATCCATAAACGTAAAGCCTATGTTGTTTTTTTCCATCTTTAATTTTATTGGATTATCAAATGGTGTACATCTTCCACCTGTCTCCATTTCTTTTATTTTTAAAACACTAATCATTGAGTAAATCCAATCTGTAGGATGTGAAGTGTATCTGTGTATGCAAATCAGATCATCACATCTATTTCCCCATTTTCCTCCTCCTTCAACGCTTGCCATATTAAGTGGCATTGATAATCCTTCGTAGTTATGTCCTTTTGTGTGGGTTCTTCTAATTGCTTCTGTTACTCCATGAGCATTTAAAAAAACAGTAATGTTATTTTTTTTAGCAAACAATCTAAATTCAGAAGCTACTTGATAATCATATTCATGACCTCCTACCTCTTTATATAGTTTTTTGTCTTTTATTAAAGAGTTGTATGGATCTATTAGTATTGCATCATAATTCCACGCATCTTTAATTTCTTTTGCTTCTCCTAGTAATTGTGTATATGTGTAAAGTTCCTCAACGTCTATAATTTTAAAATGTAATGTTGACCAAGCTAAAGCTGTTTTTATTTCCTCGTCATTTGCACGAGTTAAAGGCTTTTGCATTTTGAATTCTATAATTTTTCTTTGTATAGCTTGTGGAGTATTTTCTGAAGACCAAATTAAAAACTTGAGCTTATGTTTAAGAGCCCAAAGAACGAATAAATAAAGTACAACTGTAGTTTTACCAACATTTGCATGACCAATCAACAAGTTAAAATTTCCTTGTTTATACCTTAAATATTCGTCTATCTCTGGAACATCTATTTTTAATCCTTCTTTTATACGACCATGTTTTATATCTAATAGTCTATTATAAAGTATATAAGGATCTAATATCATTTAGAAAGGAAGGTCATTAGAATCAGGTAATTGATCTGAACTTTGTACTGCTTCTGCACCACTTTGTATTCCATATCCAATAATATTTGAGTACCATTTATTGTTATACTCTCTTGATCTTAAATCGACATTTACATCAACTATATCTCCGATTTTAAACTGTGCTAATTTATCTATGTTTTTATTCATAAAATCAATAGCAACAGATTGAGGGTATTCACCTTTTGTTTTTACTATAATTTTTTTTATAGTCATTGTTTTAGGTGCTTGCCCTACGGTTTCTGAATTAAGTATGTTTATAATTTCACCGGTTTGTATCATATTATTTAATTTTTTATATTATTTATTTTTCTTTTTTATCTGTTAGATTATAAAGTGTTTTATAATCATCTGTTGTTGGTAACAGGTTCTTCTCGAAATAAAGGTACTTTCCTATAAGACTTATATCTCCTAGTATTCGTGTTTTCTCGTCATCGGTAGCATTTCTCCATATAGGATTAAGTGCTATTTCGGTAGCTCTATCTACAGCTCCTTGTTTACTAATAGAATCTTGTGTTGTATTAATTCTATTCGGGTTATTGTTCTGTGTCATTTGTGAAAAATTTATCTATAATTATTTGTTTTTTAACTTTAGATAGCTTATCTATCATCATTACTTCAAATAATGTTGTTCTTAACTGTTCAATTTCTTTTTGTTGCTTTTGAACTAATTCTATATAATGTTGTACTATCATAAGTCTAAATTACATAAAAAAAATGTAAATAAAAAAAAAGGGATAAATTAATATCCCTCCTTTTCAAAAAAACAAAGAACAATCGAAGTTAAGAGCCTTCGAAAGATTTTAATTTCTTTTTATACTTTTCTATCATGTCTTCTAATTCATAATTAGTAAATTTAACAATTTCCCTTGACTTACTCAATAATCTTTTTGACAGTTTTTGACCAAGAGATAAAGAATATTTATATTGTTCACCATATCTAAACACATTACACGCTATGCATTGTGCATAAACATTTTCTTCATCCCATCTAGTTGCATAATGTTTCCTGCTTATAAAATGGCCAGCTTGAATTTTTTTCCAATGACTTGATTCTCCACACGTAATACATTTACAATAACCGTTAGAGTCGGAATCTCTTTGCCTAACGTATAAACTAAATACACTGTCTAATTTATTTACTAATTTTTTTCTTGATAGTTTTTTAGCCATCTAAAGCTTTTATTAACTGGTCACCTACTTCGGGTGATAACTCTTGAATGATCTTATATATTTGTTTACTATTTTCTTTAACGATTCGTTTTTCTTCTTTCGTACTTTCTCTACCGAGGTTTGTATATTGTATCGCGTCTAACCTTAATAAGTCGTCTATTTTATATTTTATAGTAATATTACTATTATATATATTATTTGCAATTTTTATTACTTCTTCCATTTTACATTATAATTAATTATATATAATTTTTTATAATACCACTACCCACCAAATTTACTCACTTTTTTTGATAAAGTAAATAAACGACTAAACAAAGTTATTTACAATATAATTAACGTCCTTGACCTCTATACTTATTCTTATAACCCGTTTGACCTCGACTAGCATTCTTAGAGTGTACCCCTGGTCTTTTTTTCTTTGGTTTAAAGTTATATATAGATATAATATTTCTAGCCACTCAGGGTGTTAATTACTTTTGTCTTTTAGTTTCTCAAAAGTCCTCATTCCTCCTAGCCCTAACATACCAATTAAAACAGTCATTAAATGTTCCATCTGTAATGCTGGAGGTACCTGTTCAGGTCCTATAAACCATATTAATAAATCTCTTAATACAAAGTTGTATGCTAATGCTACACCACAAACCCATCCTATGAAAGGTCTCCAACCAGCTACAAAGATTGTTCTGTGCTGAGCTTCTACTTTGTTGATTTCTCCTTGCAGTTCAATTAACTTCTGTGGGTCTATTTCTTTTCCCTTTATAAGTTCTCTTATTTCTAGTCCTAAACCAGAACCACCATTACCTCTTAATCCTAATAAAGCTTTTAATATCTTAATCATATGTCCATATTACTTTTTGTATTTTATTAGGATCTGCATCTACATGTATAAATGTGTTTGCTATTCCTATCCTATAGAATCCAGCTTTGATAAGTGCTGATAGTATTTCGTATCTTGCTGTACTGGATGTTGCATGTATATCGGCAGCGAATCCATGTAAATGTGATGAATTCTCCGATCCTCCCACTTTTGCATTATGTTCTGTAGTTCTGAATCCTGAATTAATCCTGAATGGTATCCCTGCAATTTGACGTGCATAGTTGAGCATGCGTAAAAAGGTTGGATCCATATTATAACCACTATCAGGAAAGTCAGGCGAGTCAAATTCACTATATCTAAAATATGATTTCATTAGACATAAATTACATTTTTATTTTACCAAGCCATCTATTCCAGCCTTTAGCGACTGCAATATTAAATTTTTCTAATTTAATTGCTATGTATCTTAATATTCTTACCATAATTTATTTTTTATCGAATTTATCTAAAAGTTGTATTGTCTTAATTACTGTATAAACCAACGTTGCTACTATTAATAATGCTTGTAATACTTCATTCAATTGTGTCATAGATATTATATAAACTGCTATTCCAATTAATGTGGGTTTGAAGCTAATGTAAGTCATATCATTAATTTATTTTAATTGCCATATATATATAAGTACTATTATTTTCATTTAAATCAGAATTAGATTGGTTTGTATATGAAAAACCAGTTGATATAAATGTTAAATAATCTTGTGTGTCATCATATTCAGCAGCACTTTCATTTGCTCTTAATGATTTGTCAGTACCTCTAACTGAATCAAACATTCTCCAAGTACCTGTACCTGATGATTTCTTAATTAAAATAAAATCAGGTTGAAATCCTGTTGTAATACTTTGTGTACTACCATTTCCTGTATAACTTCCAATCTTGCTATATCCACTAACTGAATGGAAACAGTAGGCAATATATTGATTTCCATTTTTATTTACACTATTAACACCAACTGCACCAGTTGCAAAACCAAATGTTGTAGCAGTTAAGTTTGCATAAGTTATACCACCATTGTTACCCATACTTGTAAATGCAGCAGCAGTTGAATTTAAACCTATACCTTCATTAGAAGCTAAACCAACGTGAGCGACATTCCAAGCACCTGCTTCTGTTAAATCTTTAACTATGACCATATCAGGTTTTGCCGAAAGACCGTGTGGTACTCTACTTGAAGCAATACCATCTCCTTCCCATTTAACAATACTCATTCCTGCATTAGCATTTGCACTAACTATTGATTGTATAGAAACAGCAGCTTGTGTGCCTATATCTAAAGTACTGTTTTGCGCAGTAGTTTCATTATACAAGTTAGTAACACTTGCTGCAGTCAATGCTTTATCATAAATCCTTATTTGGTCTATTTGACCATCTACATATTTACTTGGAGTTCCTGTTTCATCTCTTGCTCCAATGGTAAAATCTCTTAAATCAGTTGTGTTTAAAGTTAATGCTCCACTTGCAATTTCTACTCCATTTTTATATATTTTTAATACACTACCATCATAAGTATAACAAAGGTGCATCCATACTCCTGTGGTCATCACTACATTTGAATTTAAATCGGCACCGTTACCCATAAAACTTATATATCCACCTTGATTTGCAGGTGTTACTCTTGGTGCAAAAAACTTTCCTGTTGTACTTGTACCATAAGACATAAAAAATTGGTCGCCTGTATGAGTGTCTAATTTAACCCAAAACGAAAAAGTTCTTGCAGCATTTCCAAATGGTAAGAAACTTGCATCTCTTGAAATATAACTGTTAGTTCCATTAAATTCTGCAGCTTTATTAAAATTACCTGTAACATAAGAAACATTGGAAGCAGTAGCATTGTAGCTTCCTGTTACATCATTTGCATTGTCTTCAAATTTATATATTGCTATTGCATCTGCATCTTCTGTAACTTCTTCTATTGTCGCTTCGTTATCATCAGCTTTCCACGCCCAACCTACATAAGTATTATTTGTATTATTCATTAACCCATTTGCACCCATAGTCCAACCATCATCATTAAATGAACTAACACCATTTGTAGTAGTTTGCTCTGCACTTG